ATGAAACCTTCCATGTTGTCACTTGTATCAGTGTCAACAATAGTTGCCATTCCAGTCATAACATCTGTTGCGTTTGCAACCTGAACAACCAAGTCTCCCGTTTTAGTGATAGAATTTATGATAGTAAATTTAGCACCAACGTTACTTAAGTTAGTTAAGTCTGCATCTGGTCCTGCAATACCTGAATCAGCATTAGCATTAGTAGCTGGTAACGTGTAAGTCACCGCTCCTGCTGCATCGTTGTGAATTATTTTTCCAGCATGTGAATCCACTGTAAGTGAAATACTAGAATCTGCATCTACAACGTTAGCTGGTCCTGTATTAATGAATCCTTTTTTGGATATCACTGGACCTGTAAATGTAGTTTTTGCCATGATTATAACCTCCTAGTTTTACGAACATAGTCTCTAGGCCGTCGACTGTACGCGTCTATGTTCTTTTTATAATTGCACAGTGATAAATTTATACCCCTCTTTTTAGTAGAGCGCAAGGTATTCTGTAGTGAAAGTGATATTTCGGTGATGTAGCTTTTTACTAAGTAGCTACTGAAACTTCTGGTGCAGCGTCATCTATTTTATTTTGCAAAGTTGCTAAATTAGCTTCCTTTGCTTTTATATCAGAAATCAGCTCTCTTACTTTATGGTCGATTCTAACCATATCGAGAGTGTATCTCCCTGACTTACGATGCTCCTGCTCCCAGTCTAACTCCAAGGACCTCTTTTGTTTGTAGAGGTTTTCGAGTGTTTGCATCAAGGACCTCCTCATAGGTAATCCATTTTTTACGTGTGTCGTAAAATCCTGTTTCATCCCACTTTATATCAGATTGTCCCAATCTGTCAACTATAGAATTTTCTATAGATTCAGCAGAGTCTTCGCACTTAACATTAAATTTAGCACGGTACCCATAAGCACATATTATAACTTGAAATTCTTTTGTCATTTTCACCTTTTTGCAAATAAAATGAGGCGGTTTTTAGGCCGCCTCATTAATTAGATTAGATTACGCACCAGGGGACGCGAAAATACCTCTAGGGTCTGACACTCCAAATGAGTATCTTTCTCTAGCTTTGTATCTTACGTTTCCAGTATCGAAATCACCTTCCATTGCAGTTGTTAATGGAGCTCTTGTGAACATTTTCATACCGTTAGGTACGTCTGTAATGATGTAGAACGCATCTGTATCAGTTAGGTAGTTGTTCACTCTATAACCTTGAGGAATCATACCCATTGACACGATTGCATTTAAATCATTGTCAGCTGTTCCAGTTCTACCTTGAGATTTCATCAATCTCTCAGCTGTAAACTGAAGCTCTTGAGGGACAATCATTTTTACCCCTCTAGCCGCAACTTTAAGACCTCTTTCATCAGTCATTGCTCCAATATCAATTAGAGATTGTTCTAATGAAGTTTCGTTAAGATCTGCCGCTGTAGATAAAGTGTTCTTGAAAGAACCGTTTATCGTTGGGTGAGCTGTGTTAAACAAAGTAACGCCGTCACCTGATTGGAATGATCCACCAGGTAAACCGTTAATTAACAGTTCTACTGCTTTTACTTGTTTCGCATTGCTCATAGATCTTGCTAAAGCTTTTGTGTATCTAGAAGCTAGTCTATCGTAGAGATTATCTTCGATAGCTTCTTCCGTGATAGCAAATGCTAAAGCTACAGTCTCGTGAGTGTATCTAGCTGTAAAAGTCTCTTGTGCATCGTCGAACGCCACACCTTGACCTTCAGCTTTTACTGACGCGTTTCCGAAACCAGATAACATTACTTCTTCTTCAAAAGCTCTGTCACTGTTTTCGTTGGTATAAATTTCAGCATGCTGATTTTCATACCTTTTGTACTCCAGGCCAAATAGTGCATTTAAACCTGGCTCTAGTTCTTTAACTAGTTGTGATCGTGATATTGCCATTGTTTTATTCTCCTATTGACCTATTAGCTATCTCTACCATTGATGAAAAGGTTAGCCGCACCATTCATAACAGCGATAACGTTGCATCCTGCTGCAGTAGCATCCTCGTTTTTAGGATCTTCTGCAACTCTTACTACTCTGAACATTTTAGTTTCAGCTAGTGAGCCCACGTCTAGTGTTACTGTGGATTGACCATCTTTAGCATCCGTAGCGGAGAAGTCATTTATGTTTCCAACTTGACCAATCATAGCCTGTGTTACCGCCGCATCCGCTTTTACAGTGTATTCCTGTATAGGGTCGTCGTTAACAAATGCGAAGCCATCAGTTGATCCAGTATTTGGATTTGTTCCAAACGCTTGTGACGCTGCTACTGAGTTAGCGAAAGTTGGTTTTTTTGTGGTACTGTCTATGAAGAAAGCACCGTTAAATACACCAATTAATAACGCTTCAGTTGCAGTAGTATAATCGATACCACCAGCACCTGTGTCATCAGTAGTAGAGAAACTAGCATCTTGCACATAACCTTGATCACCACTTGAATCTTGAAGTGATACTGGGTTATTTTTGAAGATACCTACGCCTGGAGCCGTCTTAATTTTGTATTTGGACTGGCCACCGATTGCGGGAGTGTTCCCCAATCTCATAGCTTGTCTCAAACCAAAACCTGTTGTTGACTCGTTTGCCATAGTCTTGTTCTCCTTATTTTAACATTTAATTCGATGATAGGGATTAACCCACGAAAATTTAACTTTTCTTTGTACCACCGAAGGTTACACGAGATTGCCTTTCAACATTGATTGGCATTCTCTTATCCTGCTCCTTCATAAGATCGTTTTCTACTGCTTCGCTTCGCTCTGCATGACGTCTATTCATGTAAGCTTGTCTCTGCTCCGCGATCTCGATCGGTACCTTCGCAAGAAGAAGGCCGCCAACCCCAATCACTCCCTTGTATCTGCCATCTTCGATGACAGGATAATCAGATGAGTTTTCAACTTCTTCGGCACGAACTAATTCATAACCTTCTCTAATTCGTCCAGTTATGTTTTTCGTATCTTGAAAGCCGACTACTTCAGCTCTGATCCATCTGTACCTGAATCCATCAGGCGCAGGGGGTGCATCTAGAGATGATGGTGGAACCCACACTTTTGGTCTTTCAGATTTTGACCGTGTTTGATTCGCACGAGATGTTTTATCTTCTTTTTTCATATTACGCTCCTCCCGTGTTTTTTAGTTGTTTTGCGTACTCTTCGAGTGGCACACCTAATTTTTTAGCGATTGCTACCTGTGAGGATGTGAGCTTCACAGTTTTGCGGCCAGGTTTTACGCTTCTTTTAGCTGAAGCGACCGTCTGAACGGGCTCGGCCGATTGCTTAACACTTGTTTTAGCAAATTTATGCGGAAAGTCAACACGGATTCTTTTATCTATTTCTGCATAATATTCATCAGATTTAGGATCAAAACCTTCTTTGTCCACTAAATCTTTATGAATTTCGAACGCTGTATACGTCATAGCTCTATCTTGTCCGAACCATGAGTTTTTCGAAGCCCAGGCTTCTGCCATAGGATCACTAGGTTCCGCCTGTGTTACAGGTCTTTCAGGAGCTCTAACTTCTGAAGGTTTGGAAACAGTTTCCTCTTTAGAACTTTTTGCTTGTTCTAATTTGGCATTTTCAAATGCTAATGTTGCTATTCTTTTATTAGCATTAACTTGTGCTTGTGCGTCACCAGCTTCAATCGCTGCAGCTAATTCTTTTTGTGCAGCCTCTAAACCAGTGCTGATACTTTTTTCAAACTTTTTAATGTAATCAGCGTCAGTTTTTTCAAACCTTGTTTCCAAAGCTTTTCTTTTTTCTTCAACCGATCTAGCATATTCAGTAGCTGCATCTCTTTGCCTTTCGGCTTCACGCATTTTACGTGTAAGTTTTGCAATTCTAGCTTGAACACCTTTGCTATACTCTTCAAGTTTAGTATCCTCTTGTTTCGTTTCTTCTTTTACTTCCTCTTTTGTTTCTTCTTTTACTTCTTCTTGTTTTGTTTCTTCTGTTTCTTGTTTTGGCGTTTCGGCTTCAACGGCCGATTCGTCTTTTTTTTCCTCTAGATTAATTTCGGCACCATCGCCTGATGTATCTAGATCAACCATTTTTTCTTCAGTTGGCATAGTTTCCTCCTATGATATTAATATTCATGCAAGATATCCTCTGGATTCTTGATGGTTG